AGAGGACGATGTCGTCGGTCTGCTCGATCTCCGGCACGCCGATCGGGACGTAGCCGTGCTCCCGCATCGACCGGGTGATGCCCGACCGCAGCCGGTCCTCGACCACCAGCCTGGCCTCGGACCAGGTGATCGGACTGTCCAGCAGCGCCCTCGACACCATGTGGACGGCACCGAACCACCGGCACTCGACCACCCTCGGTGGGTCGATCGCTGGCCACCCACCGGGCACCAGGTCACCCACCGCTGGCCGCCGTGTAGTTGCGGCACTTGCGGCACTTGCTGATCAGCAAGTTCCACAACACCGTGACGAAGTTGCGGGTTGTGGGTTGCGGAGCAACACATAGATCAGCAACTCCCGCAACTCCCGCAACCCCTTGTGATTCGCTCCTCCTGGTATGCACTGTTATTCACCTGTTGCGGGTGCCGGTTTGACCATCGGAACCACCTCGACCAGGTACTTCCTGCGGCGGGATCCACCGCTGGTCTTGTAGGTCGTGGAGGTGCACCTCAGCCCGGCCTCAGCCAGGTCAGCCGGGGACGACCCGGTGAACAGCACGTCCGTGATGTAGCCCCGGTCGGTGTGCGCGTGCTCGAAGGCCGGGTCGAGCGGCTGGACGAGACCCATCCAGTCGGTGAGCTGGTTCATCGACTTGGTGCTGGTCACGCCCTGCTTGACCAGCGTCGCGCGGGCCAGGGCCACGGTGGCCGCCTTCCGGTCGATCTCCTCGTAGAGCCGCTCCATCGGGTCGGGTGGCTCCGGCGGTGGGTAGACCGCGGCCACCACCCGCGTCCGGCCGTCCAGGTCCTTGACCGGGTCCGGGGTGACCCGCAGCACCCCCCACAGCCGCCGGTCGTCCTCCATGACGGTCTCGGCGTCGCCGCCCCTGTCCTTGTTCAGGTAGATCTTCGAGGAGCCCGCCTTGTGCCGGGAGAACTTCTCGTCGGCCACCACGACCAGCACTGCCCCGGTGATCCCCGCGATCTTGTGCTGGCTGCCGAGCCCGTCGTACTTGTTGCCCTTGGGTGTGTTGTCCAACATGCATGCAGCGAGCCCGGCCTTCGCCCACGGGTCCAGGCAGATCTTGTAGATCTCCTCGACCGCCCCGGTGTCACCGCCCGACGTGTCCAGGCCCAGGCTGTGCGAGATCGGGGACAGCGCGTCGTGGAAGACCAGCCGAGCGCCCTCGGCGTACAGCTTCTCGGCCAGCTCCGAGGCCAGCCTGGGCGGCAGCGGTGCGTCCTCCATGTGCCGGTAGCGCAGGTAGGTCTTCACCTGCTCCTTGGTCAGCCCCAGCGCCCGGAGCCGGGAGACGGTGGTCGCCCGGCCGTTCTCGTGGTCGAAGTAGATCGCGAGGCGATGGGCCTCGATCTCCTGCTTGATCGCGATCGCGACCAGCCAGGACTTGCCGGACTCGGTGGCACCGATCGTCAAGTTGCGGGCAGCGACGTAGAACGCCGCCGGGCCGTCGGTCCGGGCCAGGTACTCCGGCGTCGGCGGGTCGAGATCCCAGGCGTCAGCGAGGTCCTGCCACTCGAAGCTCCGGGCCGCCTCGTCCAGGACCTGGTCCCGCTCCTCGGCGTCCAGCTCCTGGACGTTCTCCTTGCGGATCCGCTGGGTCTTCTTGTCCCTGTCCTTGACCTTTGCCCAGTAGTCCTCCTCGGCAGCGGTCCGGGCCTCCTCGACCTTGGCCGACCGGGCCTCCAGGGCCTCGATCGTGTCGAGGTCGAAGTCGTAGCCGCTCTTGCCGAGCATCCGCAGCCGGTCGACCAGCGCGTAGCGGATCTCGTCGTCGACGATGTTGCTGACCACGACCTGGATGACGTTGGCCCGCGTCAGCTGCTCGTCGGTCACCTCGGTGATGTCGGTCCACGGGTGCGGCGGGAGCGGCGGCGGGTCAATCGCCTCCAGCCGGTCTCTGACCGCGGCGGTGCAGACCCGGATCTTGGTCTCACCGCTCATGCCTCGGCCCCGCTGTCGGTACGATTCGGGGCACCACAGGCACTCATGGGGGTGGCCTTTCAATGGGAACGAGACCCCGGCCCATACAGCCGGGGTCTCGTGCGTTGTCAGCTTCGGACGAGTTCAGCCGCGCTGATCGGTTCACCTGTCGCGACGGCCGCGCGCACCCTCTTGGTCATCGCCACCACCTGGCCGGGCAGCGCCCGCACCGATGCGACCAGCTCGGGGTCCGGCTCGGGCTCGGCGAGCTGGTGAGCCGCCCCGTACGACTCCAGCGCCAGCCGCAGGCGGCGCAGCTCCAGCAGGCTCAGGCCGAGCCCGCCGAGGTACTTCTCGAACGACCGCTCGGTGTTACGCAACGCCAACTCGCGGCGCAGCTCGCGCTCCAGCTCGGGTCGCCGGTTCTTGACAGCGGCACTGATCTCGCCGCGCAGACGGCAGTCGGACGGATCCTGGTCGGACACAGCGTTGGCCCTTCGGTCGAGCGGGTGGGACGTGTCGCTGTGTCAACCGACATTCTGCTGCATCGGGCCGCGGAACAGCCATAGCCCGGTTGAGTCAGTGGCCTCTGAGACGTCCCCAACGTGGAGAACGGGCGGCCCGTAGGACCGCCCGCTCCTGTTGCCCGTGCCTGCCTCGCCGAACCATGCCCTGCCCAGCCATGCCTTGCCCGACCATGCCTGCCACGCCTTGCCGTGCCACGCCTAGAGCGACCCCGACGTGCCATACCGCGCCTGCCACGCCTTGCCGTGCCATGCCGCGCCCAGCAGCGCCTCGCCCCGCCACACCCGTCCAGGACCCGCCGCACCTAGCCATGCCTGCCACGCCACGATGGTTGCTCTCGTGCAGGTCGCCAGAGACTAGCCGAAGACCTGGTGGATCGACGCCGGATCGAACTCTTGGTAGTGCGTCAGCGTGGTGGAGATGTGCGAGTGCCGGGCCTGCTGCCGGACCAGCTCCAGCGCTACCCCGGCCTCGATCAGCTTGGTGATGTGCCACTTCCGCAGCAGGTGTGGGCTCAGGTCGATCCCGCACTTCCGACCAGCCCTGCGGAAGCTCTCGCGCACGCTGGCGGGCCGCACGGTCTCTTCAACCGACGCGAGTCGGTCAGCCAACCACCACGGGATCGTCACCGTGCCCTCGCTCGTCTTCACCGGACCGATCCGACCGGTGTCCTCGCACACCTGCTTGGTCACCGAGAGGCGGTCACCCTCCACGTCGCGCCGGGTGATCGCCGCCGCCTCGCCCGATCTCAGTCCGCCGAACATCATCACCAGGCCGCGGATCTCGTGCGGGCTCAGCATCAGGGCCATCCGCAGCGTGGTCTCGTCGGGCATCGTGTACCTCCTCGGCACGCCGCGCGGGATCTTGAGCCCGGCGCACGAGGGCACGATCGACCGCAGCGCGATGACCGTGGCCCTGCGCGTGTTCGCACTGCTCAAGCAGTGCCAAACCGCCTCCAGGCACTCCTCGCGAGTCACCGTCTCGACCTCCCGGTCCAACAGGTGAATCCTCCCCAGCAGCGTGGTGTAGCTCCTGACCGTCGAGGCCCTCAGCGACCGGTCCAGCGCCACTTCCAGCAGTCTCTGTCTCACCAACGTCATAGCGTGTCCTTTGTGTCGTACGTCGTTGATGAATCCCCACGCCTCCTGACCACCGAGCTGCGTACCTACCAGGTCCGCACCTACGGGTGCCAGATGAACCTCAATGGTTCACACGTCTGACAGCGACGCCAGAGCGTGTGGATTCATCCGTAGGAACAATGTAGTGCTCTGTCGAGCAGACTGTGATGCGACCGGCAGAGCGGTATGTACCTCTCGAAGTCGGCCGAGTACTCGAACACCCTGCCGTGGCGGTTCCGGCTGACCAGCGGATCCGGGTCGGAGTGGTCGTACGCCCAGTCCTTCGCCTGCTCGTCGCACCAGGCGATGTAGCAGGGGAACTGATCAGCCGGTCCCTTGGCCCGCCCCAGCCGCAGGTGCACGGCGTTGCTGGTCATGCTGTCGCCCTTGGCCCGGACGCTCGGATCCCCGTGCCGCTTGACCCGCCGGTAGTGCTTGAGGCACCAGCCCTTGGCCTTGACCGCTCGATCGCAGCCCCACGCTGCACAGGTAGCGTCCGCCATGGCGAGACCTCCTACATAGGTCCTGCTGGAGCGGGTCGGCGACCACCGGCCCGCTCGCTCATTCTCTCAGTCCGCGGCCGTTCCCGTTCTGCTTGCGCGTCGTCGAGGTCCCCAGCAGCCACCCGGTCAGCCCACCCAGCAGCGCGGTGGCCAGCGAGAAGAGCGCGGCCCAGAGGTTCTCCGGTGCCTGGTCGTTCAAGGCCAACACGAAGACGCCGACCAGCGAGAGCAGCAGGAACGCGCCGAGGACCATCGCCATCAGCATCGCCACGCGGTCTCGCTGGTCCTCGGTCACCGGAACGCCGCCCACTGGTTCTGGGCCTGGGTCGCCACCGCTGCCGGGTCGGCGCGGAAGGCCATGATCCCGGCCGTGCACACCCCTGCGGTCACCCAGGACCAGGTGGCCCCGTAGGTGCCAGCCGCCCGCACGATCCGGAACGCGACCGCCAGCTGGTTGCCCTTCCCGAAGATCGTGAAGCCACTGTCCACGACCGTGGTCGCCTGGGCGGAGGCGGTGGCCTGGCCGAGGAAGGCGATCAGCAGGCACTCGGGTGTGGTGGTGGTGATGTTGCCGGTGGCCTGGCTCGTCTTGGACGTGGCCCCGCCGTTGGTGACCACCATCGCCGCGTCCTGGGTCGTCAGCACACCGCTGAACTCACCGACGCCCATCTGCGAGACCGACGGCGTGCCGCCGCCCTCGGTGGCCGTGATGGTGGCGCTCTGCCCGGCTGCCGCCAGGCAGTGCATCGGCCACAGGAAGTGCGAGGTGGAGTTGCCGATCTGGATCCGGCCGCTCCCGCTGTTCGAGAAGTTCGGGATGGTCACCGCCGAGGTGGAGAGCACCTCCTTCACCAGGGCGAAGAGCAGATCGCCGGTGTTCACCGGGTTGGGCATCACCAGCGTGCTGGGGTTGCCCAGGCCGTTGCTGCCCACCGACGGCTCGCGCCCGGCGACGTAGCGGATCATCAGGAGACCGCCACGCAGCGCCACTTCGAGGTCACCGAGTTCCAGATGAACAGGATGTCCATCCGGACGTTGGGGATGGTGGCTCCGGGCAGCGCGGCGTAGGTCGAGGACTCGAACAGCGAGCCCCAGGTGATGGTGCGGCTGGTGCCGTTGTCGGTGATCGCGAACCAGAAGGTCTGGCCCTCGGTCGGCGTGCCGGTGATCCCGTTGCTCATGTTGCTCGGGTTGCTGCCGAGCGTGGTGAGCATGAACCCGTCGAGCAGATCGGTGTTGACGTTCGGCCCGATGGTGGTGGTGCCGGTGGAGCCGACCCTCCGCGTGATCCTCTTGTTGGTCAGGGTCGCGGTCGCGGAGTTCTTGGTCGCGTCGCTGGTGTTGGCGACGTTCTCGATGCCGATCGCGGTCTTGAACGCGGTCACGTCGACCCTGTTGAGCAGGTTCCGCATGTAGGCGGTCAGCGTGGTCAGCGCGGCGGTGCCCGGACCGGTGTAGTACGGCAGCTGGTCGACGTCCGAGTCGAGTGCCGCGATCGCCTCCAGCTCCGGACCGAGTTCCGCGTCCGCACCGGGCGGACCGACACCCGCCAGCGGCTCGTACTCGCCACTCACTGGGTTGAGGAACTTCAACATCACCATGGTCAGATCTCCTTGTTTCTAGCCAGTCTGGTCTTCACACCCACGCCGCGCCGTCCCACCGCTTCACCACCGAGTCCACCCAGGCCGACCCGTCCCACCTCTTCAGCGGTGCGTCCACCCAGGCCGAGCCGTCCCAGCGCTTGGCCCGCGAGGCCGGAGCGCCCGCCGTGTAGTCGACGCTGACGTCGATGTGATCCAAGGACGCGTTCGCGAGCGAGCCCGAACTCGACCGGGTGAAGGTCACCCTGGTCTTGAACCCCGCCGACTTGAGCTGGGCCAGCGTCGCCGGGATGGTGCCGGAGTCGTTAAGGATCGTGGTGGTCGTCGTCCCGGCGATCACCGAGCCGATCGCGGTGGCCCCGTCGAACGCCTGGAAGCTCACCGTGGGGATCCGGGAGGCATTGTTGACCATCTGGCGCACCGTGAGCGTCACCGAGTTGATCACCGAGCCTGCCGGGATCGAGGAGAAGTCGTAGCCGCCCAGTTCCATCCAGCCCACCGCGAACGACCCGCTCTGTGACCACACCGCGTACGTGTCGGTGTTCGTCCCCGGCGCACCGTCGCGGGCCAGCTCCGGGTTGGTCCAGAACCCGGAGTCGTTGACAGCGGTGGTGCCGCGCTGGACCAGGACAGTCACGGCTCACCAGATCCAGATCGACCCGGTGGTCGGGCTCCCCGGCGCGGTGCTCTGGATGTAGATGGGACCGCCGGTCAGGCTGCCAGGTCCCGTGGGTCCGGTCGGACCAGTCACACCTGTCGGGCCGGTCGGACCTGTCACCGAGCTGGCTGCACCGGTGGGACCACTAGGCCCGGTCGGACCCGTGGGTCCGCTCGGTCCGCTCGCGCCAGTAGGCCCGGCGATGCCCGAGGGTCCGGTCGGCCCCGCAGGCCCCGCAGGTCCCGCAGGTCCGGTCGCCCCGATCTCGACGGGCGGTGCCTCAGCAAGCAAGTCGACCCACAGCTCGGGCATCCCGGCCACCACCGACGGCTCGGTGTCGGCGACCTCGACCTCGCTGATCTCGCCGCCCGGAGTTCCCGCAGGGCCTGTCGGGCCGGTGGGTCCGGGCACGACGCTCGCAGCACCGCTCGGACCGGTCGGGCCGGTCGCTCCAGCCGTGCCAGGCGTGCCAGGAGTGCCCGCCGTACCGCTCGGGCCGGTCGGTCCGGTGGATCCGGCCACGCCCGCGCTGCCGGGCGCTCCAGTGGGGCCGGTCGCGCCAGCCGGACCGGCCGGGCCGGAAGCCCCGGCCGATCCGGTGGGTCCTGTCGGGCCTGTCGGACCGGTCGCTCCGGCACCGCCGCCACCCGGCGGTGCCTCGGCATCCAAGTCGACCCACAACTCCGGCAATCCGGACACGACCACGGGCTCGGTGCTCGCGATCTCGACCTCGCTGCCGCCGCTGCCCGAGCCGCCCGATCCGGCAGGGCCGGTCGGTCCAGTTGCGCCTGCCACACCGGGCACACCCTGCGGTCCGGTGGGTCCTGGCGTGATCGACGTCAGTCCGGTCGGACCAGTCGGTCCGACAGCGCCGCTCGGTCCAGTGGGACCAGTCGCTCCGGTCGTCCCGCTCGACCCGGCGGAGCCTGTCGCCCCGCGCGGCCCGGTGGCCCCGGTGGGTCCGGCGATCGTCGAGGCGGCACCCGTCGGTCCAGATGGGCCAGTGGGACCGGTCGGTCCTGCGACGTTGCTGACTCCGGCCGCGCCCGTCGGTCCGGACGCACCGCGCGGACCGGTGGGGCCGACAGGTCCGGTCGGTCCCTGCACGGTCGAGTCGAGGCCCGCTGCACCGGTCGGACCTGTCGGTCCTGGCGGTCCGGACGGGCCGGGGGTGTTGCTGACCCCGGCCGCGCCCGTCGCCCCTGTCGGTCCCGCCTGACCTCGTGCACCGGACGGGCCGGTGGGTCCTGTCGGTCCGGGAACGTAGCTCTCGGACTGCACCTGGTAGCCGATCACGCCGACGGTGCTGACCTCCCAGACACCGCCCTGGATCTCGTCGCTCACGGTGATGCGCGCAACGTCACTGACGCCACCGGCTGCAACGTCAGTGACGACAACCCGCGAAACGTCAATGACGGTACTCATCGAGTCACGTCCGCCTGCACGCGAAGGGCTCCGGTCAGCACCGTGCGGACGTCGCTGGCGACGTCGGTGGCTTCGAGGTCGAAGCGGTAGTCGGCCAGCGCCAGTGCGGCGGTGTCGAGGTGGTCGATCGACAGCTCCAGCGCGCCCTTGGGTGCGTCGAGGACCGCCACGTCGATGTCCCCGGCCAGCGTGTCGTCGGCCGCGCGGAGCTGGCAGCGCCAGCCCCAGCCGGTGACGTCGATCGGCTGGCCGGACTTGTCCGACAGCTCGACGCGCAGCCGCAGCGTGTCGCCTCGCTTGACGGCCACGTTCACGGTGTCGCCGGTGCTCTGGTCAGTGCAGGTCATCGTGGATCTCCTTCGTCTATGCCGTTCACGGCGCACCCGCCGTGACCAACCACTCGGTCCCGGACCACACCTTCAGCCGCCCGGATCCGCCCTCACCGGGGAGCGGCTCGGCGAGCTGCCAGTCGCTGCCGTTCCAGACCTTGAGGCGACCCACCCCGGTGTCTCCGGACACACTCCCCGCGCCCTGGGACAGCCACTCGCCTGCAGGACCGGACCACACCTTGATCCCGCCGCCACCCGCTGTGACGGGATACCGAGCCCGGATCCGGGTGGGTCGCACCTCTGCCTTCAAGGCGAAGACCGGCTTGGCCCGGACCGTCCTCCACGACCCGATGTTCATGTTCCCCGCCACCGTGTCGATGTACGGCGCGAAGTCGGGCATCGAGTTGTCGGCGGCGTACTTGGGGATCACCAGGAACCCGATCACCCCGCCGTTGGCTTCGATGTCGGTCATCGGCAGGTTCTGCCAGTCCGGGGTGCCCGACACGTCCAGTTTCGCAGGGGAGATGTTGCCCCAGTCGTCCACCAGCGCGCTGGCCAGGTAGGCCCCGACCCCATCCTCGGACACGGCAAGGCGGCGCTGGTGCGAAGCGTTGTAGTAGTAGCCCCACATCAAGGCGCTCCACACGTCGCTGATCCCGTCCACCACTGCCCAGTTGGGGCCGCTGATGTCCATGACCAGTCCGTCACTGAGTTCCGGCTCGACCCGTGACTCGTCGGCAGCCGCGTGCAGGTCCAGCAGCTCGCACTCGGTGGTCTCGAACTCGATGGCTTCGGCACCGGGGTCGAACAGCCCGTCGTAGATCGGGTCGGTGGGGTCGGTGGACGGCCCCGCGCCCGTGCCCAAGGGTCCGGCGTCCGTGACGACCTCGCCCAGCGTGTAGGACAGGTAGGACCCCAGCCAGAAGGACGACAGGGTGGCGTTGTTGAAGGACGTGGTCCACGAGAACCCCGACTGCAACTGGCCCTGCCCGGCAAGACCCGCGTTCAGGTTGTCCGGGTTGGGCCAGTGCACGAGGGGAGCACCGACCCACGTCGCGCTGTCCACGCTGTTGTACCAGCGGTCGGTGGTGTTGTAGTTGACCGTCCCCTTCCAGCCCACGTGGTAGGCGTTCACGAAGTCCTGCGGCTTGTCCCCTGCCAAGGCCCGCTTCCAGTCGTACTGGCCCCGTGGGTGCTGGCCCCCTGAGTCCCCGTCGCGGATGAACACGTCGGCCTGATCGGCTTCGTCCCGGTCCACGCCCCAGTGCACGGAGTTGACGTTGGTCATCACCAGCTCGACGTCAGGGAGCTGGACCCAGTCGGAGTAGGAGTAGGCCATCAGGACACCGGCTCGTCGGTGTCGAACCACAGTTGACCTGTCACGTAAACGCTCGGGTCGGTCAGGCCAGGGTCGTCAGGCTGCACGAACACCTGGCCGCCAGCACCCACCGAGGGCTCGGGTGTGAAGGCCAGCCCGTCGAGGAGGTAGTAGTCGATCTGCTGACCCACCGCGGGCTTGGTGCCCAGCGCCACCACGGTGATGGTCTCCCCGGCGTCGTCCACCTCGATGGTGCGGTCGCTGCCGCTGACCAAGGTGACCGTGCCGACCGCCGGGCGCGGTGGCTCGGGCGGTGTGTCCTTCTGGTACAGCTCGTCGATCTGGCCGCGCGGGACGCGGTAGGCGGGCCGGGCCTGCGGGACCTTCATGACTCCGCCTCCGTGGCCAGGGTGCCGGTGGAGATGGTCCGGGTGCGGCACCGCATCGGCCCGCCGGTGAGGTCGAACTCCACCGAGGAGAGGTAGTGGTTCTCGGTGCGGCCGTTGACCGTGATCGAGACCTTGTCGTCCGGCTCGGCGTGGTACTGAGGAAGCGAGTCGAAGTCGTGGTAGCGGAGCATCCCGCCACGTCGACGCAGCAGCTTGCGGGTCCGCTTCTGCATGACGTCGTGGAAGTCGGAGGGCCGCTTGGAGTACGTGCGTGATTCGACCAGTGGCACCCGGCCGAAGCGGTCCGACCAGGCCATCGGCCCGGTCTCGATGGTGCTCAGCGGAGTCCGGTTGCTGTCCCCCTCCTTCTCCTTGAAGGTCGCCGTGATGATCGCCCCGTTGACCGCGCCCTCGCGGGTCAGCGTCGAGGTGATGCCCAACAAGTTTCCGGCCTCGCCGTCGCGGAACTTGCAAACCGGATTGGCCACGTCGCCGATGTCACCGCCGGGCTCGCTCGGGTCCCAGAAGGTGTCGTCCTCGTCGGTGATGTCCTTGCGAATGCACACGTCTCCCCACGCGTCGAAGAACGGTTCGAGGTTCCGCCGACCGGCCAGCTCCAGGCAGGTGTCCCAGCGCGGCTCCCCGGCCTCGGCGGTGTAGAACCGGATCATCGCGTCCTCGGAGTGCGCGTTGGCGTCGACGTTGTAGAGCGCGTTGGGCAGCGCGTCGTTGACGAGCTGCGAGACCACCTGCTTGACCGAGAGGTCCTTGTAGGTCCGACGACGGATGTGCAGGTAGTCCGCCACGGTCTGCGAGGGATCGGTGGCTTCCACGGTCATGATCTGGCTGGGCCGCTCCCACACCACGCTCCGAATGGGGCCGGTGAAGACCTGAAACCTCGGGAAGTTTCCGCCCCCGATCTTGTCCACGACCACGAACAACGTTGCCCATTGCCCGAACGGGGTCAGCGGTGCCGCCGCGTCGTCGGGCTCCCAGTCCACGTCGCCCCAGTCCGCTTCGCCCGAATCCCAGTCGCTGCCGCCGGAGACCTCCAGGCTGAGCCGCCGCCGGATCGGGTCGGAGGAGTCGAGGGTCAGGGTGCCGCCGGTGATCGGGATGTTCTGCGCCAGGGTCTGGATCGTGCCGACGCCGCCGACGTTCCGGAACCGGGTGATGTCGACCTCCCACCGGGCGGTGTGCGACATCTGCATGCGCGCCTTGAACTCGTCCGCCTGTGCGTCCGAGATGTGCTCGGCCTTGACGTCCCAGCCACGCGATCGAAGGTGCCCCATCACGCGTGCACCTGCACCGTCTTGGTAATGGTGTCGTAGCCGTGGTCCTTGCTGCCCACCCTGAGCTTGATCCACCTACGACCAGGACTCGAATACCTGAGCTTGTGCGGGCCTTCGGTGTGGAACACGCCGTTCGGGTTGGATGCCGGGTGCGGGGTGAGGGTCCACTCGTAGTCGTCGATCCCGGTGCCGGTGCTGGTGTCGGTCACCGTGATCCACTGACCGGCCGCCGGGGTGTCGTCGCTGATGGTGAAGTTCGCGTCCGGGGTGCCGGTGTCGAGGTAGTCGTTGTCCCCGGACCGCCGGACCAGCGGGACGTTGGGGTCGACCTCCAGGAAGTCCAGGTGCACCCATCGGTAGTCGATGTTGCCCTTGACCGCCTGCTCGATCTCGACGTCCAACGGCACGCAGCGGAGGTCGTCGAGCAGCAGCGTGGGATTACCTGACGAGTGCACGGTGATCGGCCAGATCTTGCCGCTCTCCGGGAAGCAGATCGACCGGAGCTGGTTGTACTGGTTGAGGTCGCGGACCAGGAGGACGAAGCTCCCGCGCCGGGCCTCGCGGGTGTCGGCGATGAAGACCGGGAACTGGCTGCCGATCACGGCGTGCTCCTCGCCGCGTGCCGTGAAGCGCGGCCCGTCGAGTTCGGAGACGCACACCTCGACGTAGCGCGCCAGGTTGGCGGTCGAGCGGATCAGCACCTCGCCGACGTCCGGCGTCTCGCCGAGGGCGGCGTCCTCCAGCTGCGCGTTGAAGTGGATCACCTGGTCATCGAGGACGCCCCGGCTGAGCGGGTAAGGGCCGTCCTCGAAGTCCCAGGTCTGCGGGCCGCCCACGCTGCTGGGGCACACGAAGTAGGAGAAGGGCCGCTTCAACGCCTCGAAGTCCCTGAACTCCACCGTGGTCGCCGGGGAGTCCCACCCGATCCGGTGCGCGACCGTCGACCAGAGGCCACGCCTGTCGGGCAGCTCGCGCTCGTACAGCCTGACGCCCGCGTCGTCCTTGCCGGGGTAGCGGAGCTGCAGCCGGTAGACGTCGTAGGCGGACCCGGCACTCAGGCCGGTGAGCTGCACCTTGACCAGCAGCCGTTCGAGGTCGTGCTGGAGAACGTTGATGCCGATCACCATCGGGAGTCACCTCCCGAGCCAGATCCCTCCGTAGTCACCACGCGCAACGTCGTAGCGCTTATGACAGGGGACGCAGCGGGGATCGTAGTCGTCAGGGTCCGGTGAGTACGGGCGCATCCTCCCGTTAGAGTCGCGCTCCCATCGCACGCGCGGTGAGCCATGGCGATACGACCAGTGCTGTGCCGCAGCACCACAGTCGATGCACCGGCGACGACGCGCCGGACCTCGAACTCGGCGAGTCCGAAGGTGCGCGCTGACGTAGGTGATGTTCTCGCCACCGTGATCACGCAGTGGATCGACGTCTCCCGCGCCACCTGTCGTCCGCCAACGGCGGTAGTGCATGTAGCAGAAGCCCTTGGAGTCGTGCGACCTGTCACATCCCGGTACCGAGCACCCTCGACTGGGGTTGCGGAGCGACTCAGACCCGCCGACATCGCCGTGTTTGAACCACCGAAGGTAGTGCATGCCGCAGAGACCAGTCTCCTTGGCCGGACGATCGCAGCCACTGACTGAGCAAGGATGGTCTGACTGGCGAGGTCGTCTCGCAGGAGTGACCGGGTCGCCGTTTCGCTTCCACCGTTCGTAGTGCCGTCTGCAGTAACCACGACCGAAGTGCGGCTTGCCGCAACCCTGTACGGAACACTTACGCTTGGCCACGTCGGGCCTCCTGTCGCATAGGAGTCTCGATAGCCCGCCAGGTGTTCATGCACCTGGTGGGCACTCCTGATTCTAGTCCTCATGCGACCCTCCGACCCCCGCGAGCAGCCCTTCCTTGGCTCCGAACCTGGATTGCGGATGCCACTTCTTTACCGTCCACGTAAACCTTGACCACGTCCTGTCTCGGTGCGAGCCGCTCGGTCTCCCGAGCCAGCGTGACCGTGTTGCTGCCGCCCGGCTCCGGCCCCACCGTCAGGCCCGCGGCCGAGAGCCGCCTGCGGTTCCGGTCCGACACCTCACCCGGCGGAGGCTTGGGCTTCCCGCCCGGCGGCACCTCCACGTCGACGTGGATCTGCGACTCCAGATCCCTGACCAGCTCGGCCAGTGCGGCCTTCGCGGCCTGGGCCGCGCTCCTGTCGACGAGTGGTTCGATCCGCGCGATCCGCGGCTTGCCGCCGGGGTTGGCGACGTTGTCGAGGGCGTCCTGCGCGGCCTGCGAGTCGACCACCTCGGGCGTGATCTCGGTGACCATCGGAGTAGTCAGCTGGGCCAGCGGCTCGCCGTTCTTCCCCACGGTCGGTGCCTGCACCTCCGGGGTAACCACGAAGTGGCCCGAGGCGTCCATCGCGTCCAGCATCTTCGGCGGGATCTTCGGCTTGATGTTCTTGATGTGCGGCACCACGTCGACCCGGATCGGACGCTGCAGACCGAAGACCACGCGCAGTGTCTTGCCGACCTTCTCGGGGTCGACGCCCGCCTCGATCAGCAGCTGCTTGGCACCCTCGTAGACGTGGTTCTTGAGCCACGCCTCCCGGTTGAAGTCGGGGTTGATCTCGGCCCGGCGCGCGCCCTCCTCCAGCCCGGCCTCGATCCACCCGGAGACGCTGGAGACGACCTCGGTCTGCTTGTCGTCGAGCCCCTCCAGGCTCTTGATGTCGAGGGTGGCCGGGAGGACCACGCCCGCCTCGTCCTCGGTGCCCGCCAGGGCCTCGTGGATGGAGTCCTCGAAGTCGTCCTGGCTGATCAGGAAGTCGACCTTGAGCCGGACGTTGACGCCGATGTTGCGGAACGCGTCGAGGGCGTCCTCCCAGGCTTCCTGCACCTCCTTGGCCGCGTCGGCAGCGTCCTCGGCCTCGTCCTCCACGGAGTTCAGACCGGTCAGCACCTTGTCGACGAAGCCGTCGCTCGCGTCGCCAGCGTCGTCGAAGGCGCTCTCGCCGTCACCGAGGTGGTCGGCGAGGAAGCCCAGGGCACCGACGGCCGGGACGAGTCCCTCGACCAGTCCCTTGCCGGTGTTCTCCTCCATGGCCGCGTTGAACTCGGCCACCGCGCTGGCCGCGTCCAGCAGCGGCTCGGCGAGCGCGGTCGCCACCGTCAGCAGGTCCTTCATCGAGGGCAGGAAGACCTTGCCCAGCTCCTGGCCGGTCTGGTCGATGGTGTCCCGCAGCGTCGACATCTTGCCGTTGAAGGTGTCGGCCTGGCGAGCCATCGAGCCCGTGAAGCTCTCGCCGAGCGACTCGCGCAGCAGGTCGATGGCGTCGGCTCCGAGCTTGCCCTCGCTGGCCAGCTTCTGGACCTCGGCAGTCGTGAGCCCCAGCTTCTCGGACAGCACCTGCCAGACCGGGATCCCCGCCTCGGCGAGCTGCTGCATCTCCTCGAAGGTGGCCTTGCCCTTGGACTCCATCTGGGCGAAGACGGTGGCCACCTGGCTCAGTGGCACGCCGGTGGCCGAGGCGACCTCGCCGATGTCGTTGAGGTAGTCGGGGATCGCCTTCAGCTCCACACCGGCAGCCGCCAGCTTCTTGGTGGCCTCGGTGGCCTCGCCCATCTCGAAGGGCGTGTCCTTGGCCCACGTCTGCAGTGCGGCGAAGGTCTCCTCGCCCATGCCCTTGGTCAGTGCGTCGAGCTGGGCGATCTGGGTCTCGGCGTCCGCGGCGTTCTGGCCCAGCGTCCAGGCAGCTCCGCCTGCGAGCACCATCGCAACGCCCGCACCGGCGATCGGACCGGCCGCCGCACCCGCCGCGCCACCGACACCCTGCAGCCCGCGCGAGGCGGCGCTCAGACCGCCGACCAGCCCACCGGCGGCACCGCCACCGGCCGCGCTGCCGATCAGGTCACCGCGGACCGCCACGACGGTGGTGTGCAGCGCCGACAGGGCCGAGGTGTCGACGTCGAGCTTGGCGTCGATGCTGATCTCTTCGCGGTCCAGGGTCTTGATGGAGGACTGCAGCTGCTTGATCCGCTTCTGGGCCTCGCGGGTGTCGACTGTCGGGTCCATCCGCAGCTGCGCGCGCATCGAGTCGCGCAGCCGGGTGATCTCCTTGCGGGCGCTCTCGATCGCCTGGTCGTTCAACGAGATCTTGTGCTGGCCGTCGAGGCCGTCGAGTGCCGTCTCGGCGACCTGCGCGTCCTTGGCCACCTCGTCGAGTGAGGTCTGCAGCGGCTTGAGCCCACGGACCGCGTCGGTGGCGTCCGCCTTGATCTTCAACAAGGTCTGGATCGTGCCCACTACCTCGCCCCCATCGCCTTCTCGATGGCGGCCTCTTGCTGCTCGGCCAGCTTCGGGATCCAGGTCCTGATGACCGGCCAGTAGAAGTAGCCCTCACGGCCCAGCCAGGGCTTGAACATCATCGTGGTGCGCCGGTTGACGATGTACGGGGTGCCGATCCGGGACCGCGTGGCGTAGGTGACCTTCTTGCTCTTCCGGCCGCCGTACTCAGCGCCGTCGAAGAGGACGGCACCCAGGCCGCCGCCCCGGCCGCCCTCCAGCTCGATGCCGTCCGGCTTCCTGGTGAGCACCACCGAGCTGACCGCGCGCTTCTCGATCTTGGTGTGCGCCATGCCGCGCATGTCGTTGAGGATCATCGGACCGGCGTCCTGGATGCTCGCGACCAGCTCCTTCTGCAGGCTCCCGGACACCGCCCGCCGGACGCTCTTGGAGAAGCCAGCCAGGCCGGACACGTCGATGCTGGCGGCCATGGCTACTCCTTCCGCGACAGCAGGTCGATCATCGTGAGCAGGACCTCTTCGTCCTCGGCCTCCAGCACGCTGACCGGGATGGACGTCCTTATGGCGAGGGTGCAGAGGAGGCGGCCCCAGGAGTCGCGCGGGAAGCCTTGCGGGCCTTGGCCGCCTTCCCCTTCGTAGGGTCCGGCTCCGCCTCCTCGTCCGGCTCGTCGCGCATCCCCTGGACGCTGACGCAGGCAGCATCGAACGCCTTGTAGTCCTTCATCTCGCCGTTCAGCTCGCCGCGCCGGACCGCTGCGTGGTGGCCGAGCCAGGTGAGCATGGACAGGCTCATCGACTCGACCAGCGCGCTCTTGCGGTGCTGGCTCTCCCACGCCCGCAGGTCACGACCGTCGTACGTGGTCGTGATCTCACGCCCGTCGTCGAGTTCGAGACGGACCTTCTGGGTCAGGCTCACGGCGTGAGCGCCACCTCGTCGGGCGTGCCGACGATGTCGAGCACCTGGGTGAAGGCGAGCGGGTCACCGGCCGTGCCACCGAAGGGCACGTCGGAGGTCGGCTTGCACTGGCCCGATCGCCACGCGGCGGCAGGCTCACCGATCGCGACCTCGAAGTCGATTTCGCTGACCGGGTCGCTGGCGTAGGCGGTGTGCACGATGTTGCAGATGCCGTCGACGTCGGTCCAATCTTGCGCCCCCTCCAGATTCAGCTTGTAAGCACTGAGGGAAAAGGACTCCTCTCCACAAAACGAGGTGAAGGAACTCGTGGTTGGCTCGTCCGTGACCTCGGCACGGCTGAGCTGGCACTCGAACTGGTCATCCCCCAGACGGAGGGTGAGCTTCTTGAGCAGGGTTGCCATGCGAATCTCCTTGTTTCTAGGCGCGGACGCGCACATTGATGGCGTAGCCCGGCAGGTCGACGCCGGACACGGTGACGGTGGTCGGCCGGGCATCGACCGGGTCGACGGACAGGACACCGGGGATCTGGGCGCTGCCCAGTGCCGAGGTGACCAGCTGCAGGTGCTTGGAGAGCGCGATCTGGGCCTCGCGCTCGTTGGCTCGGGTAACACAGAGCACTACAGGAAACGTCCAGGTGGCTGCGCAGAAGTGGCTCTGGGCATCGAGGTAGTCGACCGAGGGCTGCATGATCACCACCGCCGGAGGCCGCACGGCATCCGAGACGTACCAGTACACGCGCAGCCCGTCGAGGTCTTCGAGGACGGTCGCGAGTGCCTGGCTGATGTCGACGGTCTCGACGGTGGTGGTGGCCATCAGGCCACCGGGATCTTGCGGTGTGGACCTTCGAGGTGCAGGACGTCGGTGTCGAACGACGCCACGCGTGCGGCCACGAAGTCGCCACCCGAGCCGCCGATTCCGATGATGCCCTCCGGGCTGTTGCGCCGGGCGGCGTACCGCTGGGCGCGCAGGAAGATCGCGTTGCGGAGATCCGATGTGACCGTCGGATCTCCGAAGGCGTCGCACGGGTAGCGGACCACCCGACACTGGGCCTCGATCGCAGCGTCGAGCGACTCCTTCAGCACGACGTCGTCCTGGTCATCGCTGACCGAGAGCCATGCCTTCAGGTCGTCCAGTGTCGGGTAGTCCATGGTGTCCTCGCTCAGGCTCCGGCGGTGACGCGAGCACCGGCAGCAGGCCGGGTCACGACCGTCTTCGCACGCTGCTCGGCGAGAACGTGGAGGACGTTCTTCAAGAACGAATCTGCCGTCGCAGAATCGCTGGCGAATAGCTGCACCGCGTTCCTGCGGTAGTGCTGAACGGCCGCCTTCCCGTCCATCACGAGGACAGGATCGCCCGCGTCCATGTCGGGGTCGACGATCGGGGTCAGGCCCCACAGCGGGTCGCCGCGGAACTGGCTCATCGACTCGATGTCGATGTCGATGAGGTCATCGGCCGAGAGCAGCACCAGGTTCGCCGAGTAGCCAGCGGCCTGGACGACGGCCTTGCCCTTGCGGATCGCACCGGAGACACCGGCACCGGCGGGGCCGGTGGCGGTCGGCAGCGTTGCGGCGGCGAGCGCGGCCTTGGCCTCGGCCTCGACCTTGCGGCTGATCTCTCTCTGCAGCTCGCCGTTGATGAACGACGTGACTGCGTTGCTGTCCTCGGCCAGCTGGCGAGTGAAGGAGGTCCATGCGGCCACGGTGTCCAGCGAGCTGCTGGTGACGTCCGGCTCCCACTCGATCGACGGCTTCAGCTGGCCCTCGCCAACAATCTCGGCAGAGCCCGCCTTTACCTTCCAGGTGATGAAATCGATTCCGTTGGTCGACACCGTGACCACGCTGACCAGCGGGATGATCAGGTCCGGCGGCGACGGAGGCGTGATGTCGTAGATCGGGCTGCTCGGCAGCGCGTCGGCCATCGTGACCAGCGAGTGCGGCAAGGCCCTCGTCTCGACGTCGAGCTTGCCCGACGTGCCGCGGAAGGGGTACTCGGCCCACACGTCGCTGCGGGTGAACTGCTCACCCCAGGACAGGTCGCGGGTCTCGGGCTGCTGGGCAGCGCGCTCCTGCTGGCGGGCACCCTTGGCCAGGCGACCATCCAGTGCATCGGCGGCGTCCTGGCTCTCGATGAGTCGGACCATCCGCTCGATCTGGGTGTCGAGGTGGGCGGCCCGCTCTTCGAGTCCCTTGAGGGCCTCGCTGCCGGGCTCGTAGTCGGCGGAGCTGACCAGCTCCAAGGCCGCATCCCTGGCGCGGTCGCGCTCGGTGCGGAGGTCTTCGAGTACTGCGTTGCGGGACATGGGCGCACTCCTTCACGCTCGGTAACGAGCGGAGGAGACTGCCCTCACGGTGCAGCTCTAGTGGGAGGCCCGCGAAGTCTGGCGTTCGGTCTCACGGGAGTCCGGTCGATGTGTCACCGTCCGGGGCGATCTACCGGCGGGTGCCGGGATAGCCGCGATGTGTAGTTGTCCGCTCGCAGCGTAGACCTAGTGCCGGTAGCTCGCCACCAGCCGGGCGCGGTCCTGCTCGCGCTGACGGTCGATGTCCTCCTGCGAGCGGACCGAGGCGACGTACCCGCCATCGGCGTACTGGCCGTGCGCCACGAGCGCCGCGCCGAGCAGCGTGGCCTTGGTGTGCGTCACGTGGATCCCGTCCGCAGCACGCCGGACCTTCATCCAGTCCGGGTCCGGCCGGAAGGTCACACTCACCTGGTCCAACGTCGCGCCGTCCTCGTCGGGAGTGGCCAGGCCGCGCGCCTCCTGGGCGGCCAGGGTGTTGGCGAAGCGAGCCTTCATCCAGACCCCGCCATCCCGGTCCTCGACCGTGATGCCGTGCCCGATCAGCGGACCGCCGTGCTCGTGCCAAAGCTTGACTCTGTGCGGTGCGCTGGTCACGGCAAAGCACCCAGGTGCGAACTGCTCCCAGAGGTCCCGGTCGAGCCGGGTCTCCTGACCGTAGGGCGCGATCTGCATCGTGATGGTGTTGGTGTCCGGGTCGACGACGGGCTGGACCTCGGCGGTGCGGTACTGGACGCCGTCGTAGCGCCGGGGGATCTCGATGCTCACGTCGCCTTCTTGGCGGTCTTCTTGGCCGGGGCCTTCTTCGCAGGCTCGGCCTGCTGCTCGGGCTCGGCCACAGCAGCGTTGCGCTCCGCCCGGCGAGCGCCGGTCATCCGGGCCTTGGGTCGGCTCCTGGTCATCCTGCTCATCTCCTTGTGGTGCTCGGTAGTGGTGGTGCTCAGCGTCGCCACGCCGGTGCCCTCAGCGACCGGACCTCGCCCGCGGGCTCCTCGGCCGGTGGCTCGGGGAGCACCGGGATCGCAGCCGGGTCGATCTTGGCTCCGGCGTCGCGGATCATCTCGCGCGCCTCCTCGACCGACAGCACGCCTGCCTGGACGCTGAGGTAGAT